TTTAAATTTAAATATTCAAATAAAACACACTCTATATTAATACTTACTATTGTCGTTAATATGAATTTGCAACCTATCCAAAGGTTCGCCTAACATTCCAGCCCAGCTGTCGTAACCAGAAACTGAACCATTATCGGCACATGTTCCTAAGTAACCAGTACGTTGCGTAGTTTGTGAACGGTAGTAAGATTGCTGGTAAGTCTCACCAGATGGAGTTGTGTAGTACATCTGAACTCCGTCGATCGTGTGACCTTTAATTCCGGCAACTCCATTAACCGTATCATTCTTGTTAGCTTTCTTGACCCATGGAAGCCAGCCATCTTCTTTCGTGTGAACACGGTATTTGATTGAACCATGGTTAACCTTGATATAGAACATGTCATGCACACTATTAGGAACACCAGCGAATCCATTAGAACCAGAGCCAAAGTCTTTGACTGGATTCAACCACTTCTTACCTTTTTGATGTAAAGCATAGGTTACATGAACAGCCTTCTTATTAGTTGGCTTAGTTGGTTTTGGAGTTGGTGTAGGCGTTGGGTTCACATTGTTACCACTTGAACTAAAGCCATATTTAACATCGTGTGCAAATTGAGCTTTAGTAATACCGTGGCTAGCAAGGTAACCATAAGGATCAGTATGGTCGCCCCAAACATGGTTAGTAATCCAAAGATGGGATTTAACACCCCGCCATGCTGAGCTATCTACATCTGTTGGAATACCATACTTAATTGCGCTTGAACGCAACAAATTAACGTAGGTCACGTAGTCTTTTTTAAATTCCGTACCATTATATGTCTGAGCCAACTCAATTTGAACGGGCGCATTTGCATTGCCCCACGATCCTGCACCCCATGCTTGATATCCTTCGGCGCCTACTCGGTAAATCTTGCCACCATCACCAACAATATATTGGACGTAAGCACTAGTGTTAGACCATTCACGATTTTCATAAATTGCTACATTTTTAGCAGGAGCATATACTGCTGTAGCATGTGCAATGATTACGTTGTTGCTTGTTCGTAACGATGACCCTTGGTTTGAACTCAAAGCATAATCGTTGTTAATAGTTGCTGCACTTACTTTAGAAGTAAATGTTGTTCCAATAAAAAAAGCCATTGCAATCGCAACGACCCATTTTAATTTATTTAGTTTTGTCATCTGGTTCTCCTCTCTGGCTACTAACTACCGTAACATCACTAATCACCCCTAACATTCCTAGCAATGTTAATACGGTGTTAATGATTCCTACAATATTTTGCCAGTTGACTGGATAATTGTAGCCGAAGGCTGCCATTAATTGTTGAACTAAAACGATTAGTAAACTAATCAATCCCGCCCACAACTTACCATCACGCCAATTGATATTCTTCATAATTAAATTTCTCCTTCATCTTTATACCTCGATCGATAAGCATTAGAACGTGGCCACCCTTTATCTTCAAACAAACTTTGAATTTCAGAATCGTGTTCTATCAAAATAGTTTGATGGTCTTTTAATTCATCTTTTAAATTTTGTTGTTCTATTCGAGATGATTCTTTCAACTCAACTAACGTTTCAGATAACGTGTCAAATTTCTTCAGTAAAGGTGCCACAATAAACTTATAAACTACGCCCGTAGCGCTACCTATAATAGTCGCAATTCCCGCCCATTCACTGATTGTGAACCCAAAAATCACATGCAATTGATCACCTTCTTTCTTTGCTATAATAAAATTCATTGGAGGTGAATATCTTGAAACCAGACACAATAACAGCTGTGATTGCTGTTGCAGCAGTTGTATCACCCGTCCTAACTGCTTGGATTAATAACTACTATAAAAATCTCGCTGATCAACGGATAAATGATGATAAACTTCGATTAGAAAAACAAAAACAAGAAGAAGCCAAACATCAAAAATTTATTGAACAGAATGTCCGTATACGTACCATATATGAAAAATACGCAGAGTATACACTTGAATTAATTACAAGTAGGGGTACTTCTAGCGTCCAAGAGCAAGGAAAATACTTTGGTTTAGCTATGATATATGTCGATAACTCAGTAACAGATAGAATGTCTGAACTGCAAAAGTTATTGATAGGTGAGAATGATAAAATTGGTGCAATGGAACAAGATCGTTATGAAATCGCAAATGACGAATTCTATATCATTGCACTCAAACTCAGAAAGCTAATAAATAGCTTGCCAAAAGAGTAATTACTATATTTGTATAGATACTATAAATCCGGTTATCAGGCCGGATTTTTTGCATTGACAAATTACAGATAATAGTAATTACACAGACTACCCATAACAGAAAAATTTTATTCAAAATATCAACTTCTTTCTTATCCAAAATAAAAACGCCTATGATACAGGCGCTGTATAATCTTCTCCAACGATTTCTTTATATTGTCCCGCTGTAATCTTGTTACATACAATACCGTCACTAACCATACTCTTTGTCCATAGTTGTGCATTGTACCAACTTTTAATCGAGTTAAAATCTGGAAAATCCATCATGCGTTTTGTCCTCCTAATTGTTGTTGAATTTGCATAATTTGATATGCCATTTGAGCATTCTGCTTAATCAATGCTTGTTTTTCTTGACTGTTCTGCATTTGTTGATATCCGAGAGCTGCCAGTTGTTGCTCCGTTGTTGAAGGTCCAACTGCTGGAATCTCAATCTCTTCATAATCAGGATTTTCAACAATTGCATCATTTTCAAGCAAATAAAAAGACGGCTTGAATTTATCTCTAAAATCTTCTGGAATTGCACCACTGTATTCTATGCTGTCCGGCAACTCACCCATACTGGCATATTGAACAATCTCGTTATTTTCATTTACTACAATTAAAATTTTTTTCAATTCGTTGTACATTTTTATCCTCCTAAATTACGAATACATCGGTAATTGAAATACCTTTAGTGTTATTGCGATTTAATCCACTAGCTGAGAGGATTTCCATGTCGTTGTAATCAATGTTTAGTTTATTTTTGTCAAACGTAAAACCGAGTTCGTAAGATTGGAACGTCTTGTCACTGGTATCGTTTGGATGATTTGGAACGGTTATTGCTCCACCTAACGAACGTAGGACGCGAACTGAACCACGCTGATTACTAATTGTGTTATAGAACACTTCAATGCCAGTACGATAAGGCAAAAGTGGTTGAGCAAAAGTAATCGTTCCACTATTAACGTTACCACTCCAAACTGGGGTTAGATAAGCTTGCTTACGCCAACCTCCAGTACCAGATTCTGGTGTGCCGGCGGTGTGAATATTACGATAGTATATATCGCCACTAACGCTAACTTGTGCTTTAATTTGTCGGCCTTTTCCTCCTCCTGATGCTACAGATATGTCATATTCAATGAATGACGTGTCGTTAGGATTGATAGGATTATTAAGTGCATTAGCGATCTCATATCTTCCTTGCCGAAGTTTTAGGACGTCTGTACCGTGCGGCAAGTAAACTCGCTTACCGGTTGTCATTTCCAAGTCTTGAACTTGTTCGGGCGTTTCAAAACCGGGAGTTTGACTAGTGGCCGGCAAATGTGCACTACCACCAGCACCAACGTGCTGTTCAAGGGTTCGATCCATTGTTTTTAATTCCTTATTTTCTGCCATTTATCAACACCTCCTAATAATTAAAATGTCTGGTTGCATATCGTGCGTCTTCCGAACCAGCACCAACTCGCTTTAAGTCAATTGTTTTTGCTGTTGTATCAATCGTAACGATATCAAAGGCATCTTCTAACGGTGTGCCAATATATTCTCTAATTCGCTTGTCACCAATAACATTGTCGCCAGAGCCTAGCGAACAACGAGTTTGAATGAAATTAATTCCATTCTTAACTACATTTCCGTCTGTGTGAAAGTGTCCAGATAATAGCGCAGCTATCGTTCCAGCACCTTTGAATGTGTACTCAATGTTAACTGGCACGTCACTAACTTTTCCAGAAATGGAGTTACTTTTCCCGGCTACGAAATCATTGATAATCTGCATCAAAACATCATGGTTAATCACTTTAGTCACATCAGAAGATGTTGCCAGAGTTCCATCGATTGGATGGTGCATGCTGATGACAACTGTCGTACCCTCTGGCACCTGTAGAGCCGTATTAGCCAACCAATTCAATTGCGCTTGTTGAAGTCCACTAGTGTTGAAACGATTGTATTTCATTGAGCCATCGTCATTAGTTGTTTCAGGTAAGTCGTATGTGTCTAATCCAATTAAGCGAATTTTTTTATCGTCAAAATCTTTGTAGAAATAATTAGCTCCAGTGTTGCGGTTTTCACCATAATCCGGAACGACTTTGTCATAAACTTGTGACCATTCCTTATCAGTGATAACACTAGTAAGGTTCATTTCAGCAACTTTATGATTGTAGTTCCCATCATGATTGCCTTTTAAAATGAAAGCTGGCATTTCAGCCGAGCTAGTAGCCGTCAACAGAAAATCATGTAGTTCTTTAAGCATCATTTTTTTCTCCAAAGGAATATCTTTAACTGCAGGCTGGTCAACGTTATCGCCGTTAAATACAACTGCGTCAGCATTACTCAATGAGGTAGCGTTCAACACCTTACGCAGTCCAGATTCCCAGACTTCTCGAATCGTGGCATCTGGTACGTCAATATTGTCAGGATTGTAGGTCGTTCCAATATCGTAGTGATAATCGGTCGCAAAAATCAGATTGAATTTTGATTTATCAATTCCAGCTTGAGCGCTATTCAAAGTGTTCATCATATAATCTGGAATGCCACCAGCAACATCAGTGACATTAAGGTTTTTGATTGATTCATTAAATTCGTTAATTTCATCTAAACCAGATTGGATATTTGATTTAAAATCAGCTAATGTACTATCTAAATCAGCTTGGCTAACAGCTTTACCAGCTGCTAAATCTTTTTCGTATTGTTCAAGACGTTCCTCTGCTGATTTTAATCGGATTAAATACGTATCTATGTTTGTATTACCGTTTGCTAATGCGTCCTCAATTTCTTTTTTTAATGTTTCCCAAGCGTCGCTAATACCTCCAAAAGTTGTTTTAGATTTAGCCGTCGCCCAATCTAGCAACTTTTGTAATTCCGTTCTAAATGGCAATGTATCAAAATACATATCGGGATTATCATTTTCAACTCTAAAAAACACATTATTAGTAGTTACTCGTTTACCCTCACTATTTTCAAGACCAAAGAAGCCATAGAAGGCCCCTTCTTGAGGGAACATGGTTCCCGGTAAATCCATTCGAACTTTGCCACCGCCGATAATATCGTCGCTAGAGCCGTGATAACTAACGGCAGTTCCAGTTTCATCCGTAACCTTCAGTTCTTCGTCTGGCTGTCCAACGAATCCTGTCATAAAAGGCGTAAGTTGTTCTTGCTCCATACGCTCAACAATGCCACGTTCAATATACTTAATTACTAATCGAACTTGATTATCACCAACGCGGGCATTAAAGCTGTCTGAAATATCGACAACTTTGTTTTTTAGTTCACTTCCTGGCTTGTATACATCCATTACAATTGTTGTAATTGCCATTAATTCTCCTTCTCTAAATCAATAATTTTTCCATTACGATAAGCGATTGGAAAATCGTATTTATTTAACATTGTGACAATGTCCTTTACATTTTGTTTAAGTTGCATTACCGTAGGTGATTCGGTATCTGAATCTAATTGGCTAATTTCTTTTTCAATTTCAGTAAAATTATCAACTAAATCATTTCTAAAATTGTTTCCTAGTCCCGGGCTTAAATTATCCGTTTTTAATTTAAAACTCATTGTTCACCCTCCTTCGTAAAGATAGGTTTACCCTCGTTATCAACTGATAAAATAAAAATAGAACCATCTGGAGACTTAAATTTAAGCCCTTCAAAAGGTTCTACCTGTAGTTTATCCAATTTAGTTTTATCTTCTTTGCTTATTAATCCGTCAGCGGTTGAAGTGGCTAAGTCATACTTAGGAACCTGCTTTTTAATTTCTATCTCAAGACCTACAACGCTATCCGCTCCAACCTTTGGATAGTAAGGTTCACCTTCTGTAAGTCCGAAATCATTATCTCCTCTCGCACGTAACTGTATAATTTTAGTACTCACTTTCACCAACCACCTCTCCATATACACTTGAATCATAAGCCTTATTGGCTAGATTCGTAGCATTTGAAACACCTTTTATGCTATTTTTCTGATTCTTAATGACTTTTGCTAGACTACTATTATTTCGTTTCTGATAATCAAGAATTGTTCTAGCACTATTATTCAGTGTAATTGAATTTTTCTGTGTTTTATCCAATGGATACCAAGTGTACCCAACTACCTCAACATACGTCACAAAACTCATTGGTCGAACCTCTAAACGCATCATTTCACCAGGAGTTGGCTTCTGGTTAACATCACTTGTAATGGTAATTGCTAAACTAGGCTCTACTGTCATTTGTGACAATGCATATTGTTCCATTGCTTTCTTATCGGTAAACCGATCATCAGAAACGTCATCTCCTGGATGCAATCCCCACTTGTTAACCGAATCTTGATTAGTAACCAGAAACGGATCGAAGTAGTACGATGGTTTGTCTGAATCACTGCCATCTTTCTCTTTACCAATTGCCATTACCTGATTAACAATTTCAGTTGAATCGCTCTCCAATTGAACATCGCTTGTATCATGCAAGTAATCAATCCGACCACCTAAATACTTTCGAAAGCTTTCAATTTCATAAACCCGAATCACTTTATTAGTTGGATAGATTACAGCATTAGACCATGTTTCCGTTATTTTACTCAATCCATCTTTTGCACTACCACCCCCCAAATCAGTAATTTGTTGTTTATCGAAATTACCGTGAACTTCCCACGTAAAGCCTAACTGATTACCTTTTAAATAGTAACTTAGCACATCACCAACACTATACGTCTTAGTACCTGTGTTTACGTTACGTTGTCTAATTCGAACCACTTCATTGTAAACATGAGTAGCTGTAATCTGTTTAGTGGTGAAACCGCCTTGCGCCTCTACTGATGATTGTTTAACAATGTATTCCTCACCATCAAAAAAGACACTACTTTCAACATCTAACATTTCAAAAGCGACTAGGTTTTTGGAATTTGAAAATGCTGTAAACGTTAATTGATAAGTGTTGTTTTTCTCCCATGTTATTTGTACTGAATTTGGTACAAAAGCGGTCAAAGGTTCTACATTGGTGCTATGTAGTCCTTTAACCAGAATCACATTTGGATTGTTAAGCAATATAGATAAATGGAAAGCTGAACGTAACAGTAAAATCAGTTGCACCAGTAACTGATATGTCATTCCAGCCTGTAGCAAGCGTTAGGTTACCATAATCAGTATTAACACTCGCAGGTTCTCCGTTTAAAGTTGTAATAATACCATCTAAAACGATATTATCTGTTTTCTTAGCCGGGTTCGTATAAGACCACGAGGTATTCGTAGTTTTGTTAGTAACCGTCAAATTCTTACCCTCAAAGTTGATTTTCAACATCAAATCGTGGCTTTGATAATATGGATCAATCATAATATCAGAAGCGTTAAAAATCTTAAAACTAGATTCAGAATGCGTATAGTTTAAATCTTCACTAGGCAGATTCATACCTAATTGCCAGCCTTCCTCATTGAACGTATATAAACTGTCCGATCGTAATAATGAATACTTATATCCGGATGGATTATCAAACGGAATTGTAAATGTTGCATCGTGCGAACCATCAGATATAGGCTTCACTTCAAAAGTACCAGGGCGCAGATATTTAACAATCGCTGGCTCTGCATCCGTTCTAATTCGCATCGTTTGTCGTTGCTGAAAAAGCTGGTGAATCTTATGCTTAATCAGCTTGAAATCGTACCAATCTCGAAAATTAAACAAAAAATTGGCGTTAATTGTTGTCTTATCATAGTTGGTAGCCTGCAATATCTGTCCGTCAATACCTACGTTCGGCTGGTAAGTATTTAGAATAGCAGGTGAATCACTATCGCCTAGGAACTCTAATTCCGGAATTGCTTCTGTTACCTCAATTTCATCTTGATTACCAACTTTTAAGTAGAGCTTTGGCTCCATTATTTCACCACCTTATAATCCTTGAAAATCTGCGTTAGCTTGATCACGTGCCTGTTTACGATACCAAGCTTTCATATCCAGTTGACCACTGTTTTTGATTGCTTCTAATTGATCAGCATTTAGGCCAAGTAATTTAGCAAACATTGCAAGTAACGTGTCAAATTTAGCTTCTAGGTTCTGCAAGCTTCTGTTATTTGTATCGTTATTTGAAGCGGACGTCTTAACTGGTTCGTTAGGAGTAGTCCTTGCCACTGCTTCTTGAATTAATTCATGCGCCCTAGAACGTTTAGTGACGTCTAAGGGGATAATCATTTCAGGTTTATTACCCTCTGCTACTTCTATCAACTGGTGATTTTGCACAACTCCACCATTTTCAAATGCCTTGTGACCAGTTGGTCCCCAACCTCTAGTCACTCCATATGGAGCTAAATCACTACGCCAATTACTATCACGGATTACTGTAATTATTTGATCGAGCGCTGAATGAATATTTCTATATCCACTTTTGGCCCACGCATTCCAAGTGCCCTTTTTATATTGGAACAATCCAACTGGTAGTCCTGTACCATCGTGATCATCATAGCCCCCACCTACGGCTGGATTTACTCCAGATTCAACATGTGCTTGCCAATATAATCTCTTAATATCGTTTGGCGAAAGTTTTACTTTACCGATATTAGCAGCTTGATGAGCGACCTTGATAAATTCACTCATACTCATCTTTCCAGAAGGAGAACTACCACTACCACCCTCGCCACTATCTCCAAACATTGAAGCAAGTTTCGAAATAGTCTTCCAAAATCCACTACCAACTTGTTTCTTAATTGTAGCTTGTAACTTACTATCTGTTTTAGAACCAGCATCACTTTTAGCATCCGATTCTGTGTCTTTACCATGTTGTTTGGTAATATCTAACCAACCTTTAGTACTATAACCATTGCGACTCCATACACTACCACCATTAGTTAAACCAACATGTAAATGAGGTCCCGTCCCAAGTCCAGAACGTCCCAATTTACCAAGCACATCACCGGTACTGACATGCTGTCCTTCATGAACTTTTACATCTTTTGCATTTCCAAATTCTTGATAAATAATTTCTTTACCGGTTGAATCTTTAGTAACGATGTCATAACCTACAGGACCCCAGCCAGAAGGAGCACTTCCAACTCGAATAACTGTTCCACCATGCATCGCATGAAATGGTGTACCTATAGATGCTGAAAAGTCGTTTCCATCGTGTACACCTTTTCCACGGGAAGAACCAAATCCATCGGTCTTGACCCAGCCACTACCAGGCGATTGCCAACCTCCACCATATGATCCTGTACCATCATTGCCATCCAAATTAACCATGCTCCAAAGATTTGACCACCAATTATTAGCAGCCTTCTTCACAAAATTAAATCCACCTTTAACCATTGTTGGAAAGAATCCTTTAGCTCCTCCCTTAGAAAAGGGCATCAAACTTTCTAACGCTTTAGCCGGATTAGAAATAATTTTCTTTCCAGTATTCCAAAGACTAGAAAGTTTCTTCGAAACATCAGAAACAAAACCGGTAACTCCGTTCCACAATCCTCCGAAGAAGCTACCAATTCCACCCTTAGCAAACGGCGTCAAACCAAGCATTGGCGCCAGCATTGCCGAATCGGTAGCGTTGGCCACTTCGTCACCTGGGAACAACACTGTTTTAGCGTTTTGTCCTTTAAGAAATTCAACATTTCCAGTTGATTTACGGAAGATTAATTCTGGATTACGTGCACCAACTTCGTCATTAACGATGGCTGGTGTGATCTGCGTGATTGCACGTCTAAAGCTCGAAGCACCTAGTGAACCAGTACCAGTCGCAAACTTAACATCTGGAATTTTACTAATAGTATTTTCTTTACCGCCAAAAAGATGAACCACACCATTAACGCCTTTGATTCCGGTATTAATAACTCCTGAAACGGCATTGATACCACCGCCGGCAAGTTTCTTCATATCATCCCAAAGTCCGCTAAACATTTTTTTGACCGATCCGATTAGGCTACTCCATGATTTTTTGAAATCATCGCCCCATCCACTGAACCACTTGCTAATACTTGTGCCCCATTTAGAAGATGACTTCTTCATATCATCCCAACGGTCACTAAGATAATCTTTGGTCGAATTCCAGTGTTTATTCCAATTTTTAGAAAAGCCCTTCTTCCAACTATCCCAGTTTTTAGACATATCTTTGCCCCAACCGGTGAAAGTTTTGTTCATTTTCTTTGTGGCGTCTGATAGACTCTTCTTAGAATCATTCCAGTGCTTATCCCAGCCTTTTTTAAAGTTTTTACTAAACGAAGAAAGTCCTTTATTAATTTTGGTATATTGCTTACTAATACCGCCAGTAATACCTTTCCAGGTTTTATTGATGCCTTTACCAAGACCGCTCCAAAAATTGTCCCAGCTTTTTTTGAAACTCTTAAAGAATTTTTTAATCCCTTTTAGTGCGCCTTTAGTAAATTTAGTAATCGATTTGCCAATACCATCAATGAACTTTTTGAATTTTTTGTTGTGCTTGTAAAGCTCGTAGAATGCTACTCCCACAGCAACTATAGCGGCTGCAATTGCAATAAATGGATTGGCCAACATAAACTTACCCATTTGTAAAAATGCTTTACCGGTTAAACCTGCCGCTTTCTTCAATCCGTTCAGTGCTAAAACTGCTGCTTTAGCGCTTATTTTAGCTGTGAATTTAAGAGATTTAACAATCAGTTTTCCAGATGCCTTAACAGTCTTTTGTAATCCAGAAATAGCTTTACTTGCAGCACTTTTTCCAATTTTAGCAGTCCATTTGAGCGACTTTCCAATTAAACGACCTGTACTTCTTGTAACTGCATATAAACCCTTAATGGCACCTTTTGCGACTTTCCCAGCTATCTTAGCTGTCCATTTTAATGATTTTCCTATTAGTTTTGCAGTACCTTTTACCGTTTTAGCAAAAAGAGTTAACTGCCTTTTACCAGTTTCTGGATCAACGGTCGGTTTGAATATTAAACCCTTTGAAAAATCTTTAAACTTAATACCCGCAGTAACTAAACTTGATGTAAACCCTACTATTTTTTTTGTAATAAAAACGCCGGCCAATACTTTGCCCAGCGTTTCTAATGCAGATGTATGTTTAGATAATTCTCCTAAAGCTCCAGATAATCCGCTTATCTTCTTGTTGTGACTTGCCATTTTAGCCAACGGTTTGGCTACAAACTCTACAGCGCCAGATAGTCCTTTAAAGAATCCTGTTCCAACAGCTCCTAGAATTTTAATCGCATTCCATAAGCCTGTGAAGAATCCAATAATCTGCTTAGCATGTTTAGCAATTATATTTGCTAGGTTTGTAATTGTGCTTGAAATGGACTTGAAAATTTTATCGGAATCAAATCCACCTTTAAAGTTTAAAGCCTTTGAAAAAGCAGTTGTAATGGTACTAAATCCTTTGGAAGCAACACCACCCAATTTAGAAAATTGCTTTTCTGTATTCTTATCTGAAACCCATTTTGAAATTGATCCAAGGAATGGATTTTTCATTTTAAGAATTGGCGTAGTAAAAGCACTCATTAAAGCAGGCACCCTAGCATTAATCGTACGATTCATACCATCAAATGTCTTACCAAAATTAGCAGTAGCACCGGAGTACTTTTTCTGCATTCCATCCATGACTTTTTGCATAGTTTTCGATGATACTTCTCCATTTGAGATCATATCATTAAGTTGCTTCATGGATAGTTTATGATTACCAGTTATCTTCCTTTCAGTCTCCAGTAACTCAGTTCTAATTTTAGGGAAGACGTTAACAAATGACATCATATCTTGAGCGCTAACTTTACCATTAGCCATCATCTGTGAGTATTGCGTTGAGAAGTTTTTAACTGCATCATCAGATTTACCAAACGCATCTTGAAGAGTTAAAACATCAGTAGTTAGCTGTTTAGTCGTCTTGCTAGAATTACTAATGGAATAGAATTTCTGGTTTAAATCATTAACCATATCTGTTGAATTAGCAAAAGAAGCAGCCATCTCATTGGTCATATTGACTAATTCTTTACCTTTTTTAGCATCACCAGTTAAGGTTAACCAAGAAGCGTTCATTGTCTGTTGTGCCTTAGCATAGTCCATGGAATTGGACCAAGCCTCATGTAATTTAGTTGAGATTAAGCCTAAGGCAGTAGTGAAACCATTACTTACTACATTCGCTGCAAACACACCTTTGAAAATCGAATGCGACTTTGTAGCTGTGTCATTAATTCCTTTTAGTTTTTCCTTTACGCCACCTAAAAAGCCAGCAGGTTTCTTATTAAGCTGATTTTCTAACTCACGTGCTTCAGTTTTAGTCTTTGCCATAGCCGTGGCTGTCTCATTCAAACGAGTTTGCTGTTTTTTGTATGCATCGCTAGTCTTGCCAGTCTCACTTGCAATCCGTTTTAGTTCACTCTCTTGCACCTTGTATTGAGCAGACAAATTGGATATACCTTGTTTTAATCCACTTAGTTTAGCCTTATTGGCTTCACTAGCTCTACCCTCGGCCTGTAACCGATCCACAAAACTTTTTGATAATTCGTTTGATTGCCGGTAGCCCTTTTGTAAATCCGCCAAGCCACTAGTATGATAACCAACTGCTTGTTTAGCACGGCTTTGCTGAGCTTCGTAAGAATTAAGTTGCTTAGTAGCTAAGTCAATATCTTTTTGCAACTTCAAATACGTATCAGCATCTTTTTCATTTTCAGCATTAAGACCAATCTGACGATTTTTTAATTCCTCAATTTTACGTTTCTGAGAATCAATTACATTACCTAGATCCTCATATTTAGCTCTAGCAGCACCTAAATTATCACCAGTTGATTTGAGTGCAACTTCTTGGGCTTTCCATGCGTTAGTTGCCGCACTAACAGCATTCTGCAAACCTTTCAAACTATTAGCAGCACTCACAGTATCAATCGCGATTCGGGTGGCCATTTCATTTTGTACTTTCAAATTTTAACCTCCTTTCATTCAATTTTTTAAGCGTTAGTGTAAACGGCGATGTGCTTCTGCTGCACTCATTACTCGTTCGTCCCTTGGCTTAGCCTTTAAGATTTTCATCATTTCAAAAAAATCTTCATCATTAACAACGCTAGGTGCCAAACCAGATTCAACAAATAACTGTCGTTTTAAATTATAAATATCTTCATTCTCATTCTTTAATTCGGTGATTGCTGCTCGTTTCCGAGCTATAATTTTTTTGGGTCTTGTTCCTTTTGTTTTTCAACTTCAATTTTTTGTGCTAATTCAATATCCGCATCTGACTTACCATTAATTCGTTGCACTAAATAATTGATGAATTCTCCTAATTCAGATTCACTAATCTCATACTTAACCTTTTTAATTTGTGAGGCACTTAGTTTAAGTGTCGATTGTATAAAATCTAATAGACCATTGAATGTCGATTGTTCTTTTTTTATATTTGCAATCGTCTTTTTCATTTCTTCACGATCGTATTGTTCTTTTTCCTCAGCAGTTAGACTTTCATAATCTACTTCTGGTTCAATCTTTTCCTCCACCATAGACATTTCAATTAGTGAAATCATAATGTTATTAGCTTCTTCTTTTAATCCAACTGTAGGTTTAACTTCGATTGGTCCTTTGATTCCGATTACTTTAGTGTTAATTTTGATTGTCATATTAAATTCCTCCATTTTTCGTCTCACTTAGTTCGTCACTGTCATCTTTATTAGTTTGCTGAAATAATGGCCCCGTCACTCGTAGGCTTGTTACTTACGCCTACCGGGGACGTTATTTTCCCGCGCTTGCTTTGTAGTTAAATACTTCTTCCATCATGGCATCTTCAGTAAATCCTTCTTCAAATGAAGCATATTTCTTATAGATTCTTTGAACACCACGATCGTCTGTAAATACTCCATCACGGATTGGATCTAAAGCCATGTATGTGAATGTAGCGTTGTAATCTACTTCACTATTAGTATTAGTACCGTGGTTAACACCCGGTTCAATGAGTTCACCATTGGCAAATGCGTCATAGTAATGTTCACCATCAAATCCACTTGAACAAATTAACAAAGCCACATGTGGTTTCTTACCACTTGAAAGAACATAACCACCTTTGCCATCTGAAACATAACCCTTTAGTTTTTGAGTTAATTCAAAGTCCATATCTAACATTGTTAGTGCGACTTGCGGAGCTGGTGCCCCATGTGCAACACGTTTAACTTTGTTGTTGGCATACTGTGCTGTACCAGCTTCTTCTAAGCCAGTAATATTAGCGGTTGTGGCACCCTGTCCATCTCCATCAACTTTTACAACACCATTATCATTTTCATCACCAACACCGGCTTCGCCAGTAAGGAGTACTCCTTTATCATCTGTGATACCTACTTTGATCCATTCGATACCATCAAAACTTACACTTCCAGCCATTTATGCGGCCTCCTTTTCTAATCTCAATTTTTTCGTAAAATAAAAGACCTTCGATAACTGCTTAGTATCGGGGTCTTTAATATGATTTTTTGATTGTTCAATTAACCAGCCATCTTTTTCGAAAAGAGTGGCCATATTTATTTCGGCTTCCAATAAATTAAAATTGGCTTTTTTCTCATAAAAAATTTGCATTTCTACACCAATTTGCCATCCTTTAAACCTACTATTACCAAAGCTGGTTGGTTCGCTTAAATACTCCGTGATTAATGCCACGGTTTTAGTATCATCGTTTTGTATTTCAGTCGGAATAGATCCTTGAAAAACTTCATCTAGCCAATTAAAATTAGCTGATTCTACTAAATTGATAGCTTGTACTACCGGTAATTCCATAACATCATCCCTTTACATGTTTTTCGTAAACTTCCTGTTCGGCTTTAAAAACATCTTTCGTAGACTGTCGCCTTGCATTGTCCACAAAATGCGTTGCTTCGAATTTTTTCGTACCGTCATTTAAAAAACGAGCTACATACGCTTTTTTACCAAATCCAACTGTACTAACACCATTTCGTTCGCCGTCCATATCGGTATTTTGTACGGTTATATTGTCACGAAGATGACCGTACTTAACATCCTTATGTTTTGTACGGGGAGTATTTTTGATTAACTCGTTTTTGTAAACATTAGCACCTGCTTTAGTCATTTCTGAACGGGTTTCCGTGTCCGGAACTAGCTTCTTAATATTTTCCATGTACTCGTCTAACTGCTTACTAAAATCAGCCATTATCCCACCTTCTTAACTTGACGTAAGGTTAAATAATCGTATGCCATATAGTCACCAGTTTCATCTGGATTATTAACGACAATGTCATACGTTTGTCCCTTGTATTTAGCTTTCAACTTCGTACTAACACGATCATCATGCCTAATCACCACAACAATCGTTCCTTCCAAGTCTGTACCGTAAATCGAATAGGATTGATTAGCTGTCCGTTTCTGTGGCTTACACCACATTTCGAAATCTGGTACAAATTCTTCATCATTATCGCCTGTATTAGGATTTCTGACGTACTTAACATCACCAAATTTAATTCGTTGATTAAATTCACTAAACAGAAGCTTTTTCACCATCCTGGTCACCTCCGTATTTGTATTCAGCATACGTACCACGTAGCTGACCAATAATGCTATTCAAAGTTAAATCAATTGGATATGATTGTGTATCAACCAATGCAATTCGGTACGTGTAATAAGAACCAGCTAGAGATAATACAGCAATTTCAAAGGTAGGTTTTACATCGTCCTTTTCGAAAAATTCTTTATCACTAGCAACAGCACTTTTAATAAAATTACTAGCAGCGTTGATGTAACTAGTTAATAATTCATCTTCAGTAGTACCGTCAATTCGTAGCATGGTTTTTAATTGTGCAACTAATTCTTCATCCATCGAAGCCTCCTAACTAGTCGACGCCAATCGTAGCTCCGTCATCTGTTGGTGTGGCTGTTACGTTGGTTGCTACTTCTGGTTTAGTATCGGCATTAACAGTGAAACCAGGTATATCGACCTTATCTGATTCATTAACTCCATCGCTCCAAGCTACTTGATAGTCACCTGTTGCAACAACTGTCCCAGCCTCCAATCCAGTAATTGCTACCGTCTTTTCGTCAACTTCCCCTTCAAAGGCTTTAGTATCGCCTTTATAAATTACTAAATGTTGTTTCGTGCGATCCGTTCCTGCCATATTAATATCTCCTATTCTATTAATCAGCTGTTATTGTTGCGCCATCTGAATTTTCTGTTACCCCAATATTATTTGGGGCTTTTATTTTGACGCCGCTGGAGTTGGTGCTTGTTGGTCTGCGATTGCTGTAAATGAACCAGCTACGAATGCTTCTGTATCGGTAGGCTGAACATCAAAACGATCAATTACCCGAATCTTGGTTGTATCTGTTTCAAATGCTCCACCACCAACGTCAGTTGTGTATAACGACATGTTTTCACGGTCAAACAATGTTACGGCCTGCTTTAAATCACCAAAGTAGAGTGGATAAACTGGAGTATCTTTAGTTCCAACGCTTGACAACCAACGATCAGAAATAACTACAATTTGCTTTCCACCAATCATATAAAGCTCTGGATTTGTTACTGATGGTTGAATTAAATAGCGACCTTCAACGTCCTTAACCTTAGCTAGTTGAGCAAATCCAGAAGTATTAGTTAGAAAAATAGAAGTTTGCTTAACAGCAGGATCTACTGAAGTATTTTCCATATCTTTAATATCATCAAAAGTTGCTAAGGTTGGTTTTTTAGGAGCATTATTCATAGCTCCAATAATAGCTTGATTGCGGGTTACCACAACTTTCTTAGCAATCCAGTTTGATAACCAAGCAAGAATATTTTCAGCTGTATCTTTCAACAAAGTGTTAGTAGCAGTTGTAATCCCAGCATAACGTTTGATTGCATATTTAATAAGCGTTAATTGAGGGTCATCATTATCACCAATCTTAGCTGAATCATCATCCAAACTAGCAAGTGGTGTAATATCACTCCATTTTTCAAATACTCGCGATCCAGTCGGAGTTGAAACTGATTCCACATTCACATATTGTTGTAAAGAATCGTATTGACGTACCAATGTATGGATGGCTGTTTGAATATCTTGCGGAATAGTCAATCCAGCCGCATGTCCATCGTCAGCAGTAGCTGAAGTAACCGCATTAAGACGTGGATCATGACGAATCATATCTTTAAAGTCTTTGACAAACTTATTTTTGATTTCTTCCTCATTATCATTAAGTGGTGTAATATCTTCTGGATTCATGTTAGCAATCTCTTGTGCCTTACGTTCCACATCTAATTGTTCCTTTAATAAATCACGACATGCCATTTCTGTATCGCGGTTATCTTTTAGACTAGCAAAAGCCTCTTTGTCGAATTTGTCATCCAATAAAGCAGCTGAAATTTTAGAATCTAAATCTGCTACCTTTTGTCCGGATGTAACCCATGCGTCGTTAATCTTATTAATATTTGGCATCTGTATGCCCTCCTTTATTTCTGTTTTAAAATAGCCAACTTCTGGTTAAGCAAATTATCTGACTGCTCTTCCTTAGGTTGGCTTTCTGGTTTGTTATTCATTTTTGAAATTAAATTCATAAATTTGTTAATTGCCTGTTTCGATGGAATTTCTGAAATGCTATTAAGTGCAGCCGGTTGTTTTTCGTCAATAAACATAATTTCATCGGCAAATCCTTTGTCAACTGCATCTTGAGCATTCATCCAAGTTTCATTTGACATCAACTGCTGAATTTTTTCATCCGGCAAACCTGTTTTCTGTTGATAAGCACTAGAAATTGAATCATCAATACTTTGTAAAACGCTAGCTTCATGGTTCATATCATCAGCATTACCTTGCATTCCCGACCAAGCTTTATGGATCATTAATTGTGATGTTGGCGACATTCGGATTGTATCACCGGCCATTGCAATTACCGAAGCAGCACTGGCTGCTAAGCCTTCAATATTAACCGTAACTTTGCCTGGATAATTTCGAATCAAAGTATAAATTTCGCTTGCAGCAAATACATCACCGCCATTTGAAGCAATGGACAACTCTACATCCTCGTCATCATCTTCTGCTAAAGCTTGCTCTATCTTTCCAGGCGAAACGTGTGGCATGGAAAAATACTCGTAAAAACTACCGGTTAAATCATCAACTACATCGCCTTTAATCAGAATCTTCTTTGTCATTGTTATCACCTCCTTTCGGTTTAATAACCACCTTGGCTTCTGGCATATCTTCTGGAAAGTAACCGGTCTGCTGTAGCATCCATACAGCCTGGTTAGAAGCAATCGTACCGTTCTTAGCAAGGTTCGATAAGTTAGTCGCATAATTATCGCCTAAAGGGTCAATTGCGGGGCGTATATCAGCGTGAATATTAGCATTAAGCTTATTATTCAACTCACTAACAACCGAGTTCATATAGCGATTTAGAGCGTTTGCGTACATCCCTTTAATCTGGTCAATCGAACTCTGTTGATCACCTTGTCCATTAACGTAAGAATCTGGAATCCCAAAAACTTTAGCAATCTGTTTACTTGTCCAATCAGTTTGCGATAATAGTTGCGCCACATTTGATTTAATTTCAAGTGGCGTATATTCTTCCAAATCATCTAATACAATAGGTCCATTATTTGAACTTCGAATTTGATTAACAAATTCTTTCGAACGATTAGATTTCTTCTTTGCGTCCAATAGTCCACCTTTTTTAATCGACAAAATACCGGGCGAAATAATGGATTGGCCTAAGGCATTCAAAGTTAATTCATTTGATGATTTTTTGATATTCAATTCACTGTGCAATGCTGATAGCGGACTAATACCCGTCTTACCACCATTCTTACTTAGCAATCGCATATGAATCATGTCACTAGCTGGAACGGCTTGTTTAACTCCAAATTCTGGTTCATCGAAACTTACCGTATAAATTAATCCGGAACCATCGTCCAACAAAAAAGTACTAACTTGACTAGGTCGTAAATACTCCCATTTCAAATCAGTACCGTTAATGTTTCGCCAACGATAAGCAAATGCTTCGCCGCTTAATAGCAGTTGCGAATACATTGCTTGCCAAAAAGCGTGGCTATTAGTCGTATCAGTCGGATTGTTTAGGATTCCCTGTGCTCGTTGTGCATCTGCAAAGATTTTTGAACTGGCTAGGTCACCAGACAGCTGAAAAATAACTGAATAGATATCAGAATTGTGCAGAGCAACTTCTGCACTGACGTAGTGGTCATGATGTGGATTCAAATAATCGATAAGTCCATCATCGTTGAGTGAAAATACTTCTCGATTCTTATCAATTACTTTGTTAATTGGATTTCTTTTAAATATTGGCATTTTTAATCACCTCCTTTAGCCCCAGAGATGACTTCTGATAGCCAGCCGATAATAGCGATCGTTAGTGCTACAGCAATCAAGCCCCAAATCTTACCGGCCATAAATGCAGCATAATCGGCAATAATTAGAGCCAAAATGAAGCATAATATATCGAAATACTTGCCAATCTGGCGTAAAACAGTCCTAAAAATCATTTAATCACCTCCTAATAATCCAGAATCATTGCTATTAAACCATTCCAATACTTGTTCTTCGGTCATTCGGTCAACTTGTTTAGATGGATCGTTAACATCAGCAAAATCTTCAAAGTGATACATCCCTTGAAATAAGGCATCAATAATGGCATCCACCACATCGATTTTGAAAGTAGCTTTTGCTTTATCAACTTGAATCCCAATTTTATCCTCAATGATTTCAGCATTGATTAAAGCTTTCTCCATAATGGCATCATCCGGACGTTCAATCGTTCCTTCAACAAATACTTTCTGTAAGAACTTTGTCGGTTCTTTTAATTCGCTCGTTCGTTGTCGAATCGGCTCTAGTGGCCAACCCGAATTTAGATCTAATTGCTTGATAGCATTAGTTGCACCCCATGCATCATAACCAAAGAAAAGAACTTCCAACTGATTATCAGTTACAAAATCCATTAACCATTGGTAGACTTGATCATCATTTATTAACCCTTGAGGGTGACTAGTAATCGTGCAGTACCCTTTTTTAGCTAGTTCACGATAATTGATACCGTCTTGTTTTTCTTTAGCTTCCATACTTCCAGCTTTTTGCCATGGAATAAATGAATGCTGCTCAACATACCATTTACCATCGTGCGGATAAATAAATGCCAAGGCTGTATTATCGGAGAACATCGAATAATCAAAGCCAATATAAACTTGCTTACCTTGCCGATTAAATTCCGGAACAATTGCCTTTTCAACATCTGCTAACTTCAAAAAGCTATCTTTGGACTGTTCCGTCCATACATTCATTGATTTATTTAAGAACTCAATACTATTACCGGACAACAAATCGTTATCACGTTCACTTTCAATATCAAGTTCCATCTTTGCTCGTTTTTCCTTCATCCCAAGCAATGGGTTACTCTTTTCCCATGTTTGGGGTTCAAACATTTCTTCTTCTGAATCTTGGCACCAATTTAAAACAAGATAATTTTCACCCTCACGTTTGTAATCGGCTTCCATAACCTCAACAATTCTTTTTTCGTCCTTTCTAAAAGGAACAGTTGGATTAGGATAGGCTGTAGCAATTTGAATAAATTGTTTGTTGCTAACATCAACCTGTCCAGAAGTGATTTTTGAAATCTTACTATTATCAGAAACCTTTGGGTCGGCAAATTCATCACCGATTGCTGTTTTAAAATGGAACGAATCATATTGTCCGGATTCATAAGTGACCGCCAAAATACGATTAAACAGCTTTGGAGAAACGATCGTATCTGATTGCGATGCCAGTGATTTAGGATTAATCTGCATATCTTCAATCAAAGCATTAAAAGGTGCTTTCTGCGATAAATCAATTAGCATTTGTTTAACATAACTCATCAGCTTACTTGTTTGTTTGAAATTAATTGAACTAATTAAGAAATCTTGACTAGATTCGCCCAATGATTCGATCAAATAACTGTAAAGCGTGATGATAGCCATTAAATAAGTTTTACCATTATGCCGAGCCACAGATACAATCGCCCTGGTGAAGCGCTTGTCTTCATTTCTATTTCTCCAACCAATCAGCGAAGCTAAAATAAACTTCTGCCAAGGCATCAACTTAACTGGCTTCTTAGTTTTCATTTCTGGACAAACCGAGGCAAAGAGTAGGATTTTCCGAACATGCTCAACTGAATAAGTGTAAGGAAAGTCCTCAGTGTTTTGCCGTGTTAAATCTTGAACGTGCCTGAAACAAGCTAACTGAATATCATAACCAGCCATTATTTCTCCATCCAGTACCGCAAAACAATATTTAGTTCCCTCATCTTGATATTTCTTTTTGATTTCTGAATAATCAATGCTTTTATAAGCACCAATCACATCATGTGTTTGCGTTAGATCTATTTTCATTGATTCACCCCACTAAAAAAAATCTACTTACCAAAAAATTCTTTCATACTATCGGTAGCAGATTTCTTATTGGTACTTTTTACAATTTTAAATAACTCGGCCCGAGATTTAGGAGATAATCCCAGTTCAGAGCCAATATTAGTCATTAAGGTAACCGCATCTTTCATGGCCCCGATTGCTGGATTCTTTTTATATCCAATAAAGTCTTTCCCAACGATTTCGCCCATGTTATCTTGCAATGATTTATACGCTTTGGTTTGAATACCATTTTTTTGAACATCTTCGTACGATTTTCGATAGATTTCATATTGTGTACAATACAATTCGACTAAAGTGCTATCGATTCGTTGTACCTTGTTTGTGCTCTCTAAAAAAGGCACAACTTTACGCCAACATTCCTTCGCATATCTATCGAGTTGTTTAGGTGGGTCCTTTGATAAATGCCCGTCATTCTGCAAATAAAAGGCTTTTTTAACCATCCCTAAATCTCACCTCTTTTCATTCGATAGCCCCCCTATATAAAAATTTTAAAATTAGTCTGCGTCACAAGATGATGGCAATGTGTGTGCTCTTCTCGGACACCATAGAGGGCGGGGGTATTAAATAATATCAGCACCATTCAAGACTATTAATCTTTCATCGTCGTTCAATTGTATTTCCCGTTTCATTTCTTCTTGTAATTTAGTCCTTATATCCTTACTAAGCGGCATTGAACTTGCAACCACCCACGTTTTATTAGCAACAATATATTTCACTTTAAGCATGATTATTTCTCCCGTTCATCATCAACACTATTCTTTTAACATCTTCAATTGGTTCAACATCCTTTAACTCGTTACCATTACCTGTACCATAGTACTTACGTTCCCATTCAGTCTTCTTGTAATGACAAGGCCTGCATATCACTGCGAGGTTGCACTCGTCCGCCTTGTCACTTGGCTTAGCTTCAACAGGGATGATGTGATCCACTGTCTTGCTATCTGGTGTTAGCTTGCCTATCACTCTACAGTACTGGCATAGATAGTGGTCACGATCCAATACGCTTTGTCTTAGATGCGCCCACTGTCTTGTACGGTAGAAGTTATATTGTTCTTGCTTAGTCACCGTTCTATTACGTGTAACAGTATTATACTTATGCACTTGCGCTTTGCTGCGTTCCTTATTACGCCATCGTTCTCGGCTTGCTAGGTACTCGGCTTCATGTTCAATGTGTAATGGACAGTAATGGTTAGGCAGTGGACACATAGCATGACAGCCATACTGTCTACATCTTCTAACTCTCGGCATAATCATTTCCCCATTGATTTCCATAGGTTACATTACCGCTCTGGTTATCAATCAGGATTTCTTTGGCAACATTGCCATCAATGTATTGAGCAACTATTCTATTAGTACCTAACATTGTTGTTGTGTTTGTTATATATTGATAGGACAACTGTGTTACTGGATAGGACTCATCATCTATAATTAATCGAGGTGCACTATCTTTTTCTACAATCAATAAAGCACTATCTTCTTTATATTCATCTATAAGTTTGTTAACGTCATCTGCATCTATTGAAACCTTAATTGATAATTTATCTGCATCAATTTTCATTATCTATTTACCTCCATAATAAAAAGACATAACCCAAAAATAGGCATGTCTTCTTGTTGTTTTTTCTACCACTCAATTTTATATTCAAATTCAGAAAGATTTTCCACAGGTATTGCACAATCCTTCATGTCACCCAAGTAAAGATTTTTGTACTCATCCAATAAAGAAATATTTCTAGCTAATCTAAATTCTTGTTGACTTGAATACTTCATACGTTTATTGAAAACAAGGCTATCATAACCAAAAGCATTCTCCATATTATTTTCATCATAATAACGGACATTTCCATATTTAACAGCATTGATACCTAATTTTTGTAAAAAAATATCTGCCCTTATAATTACTGGTACTCTATTAGAATAATTAAAAGAATTTAGCCTAGATAATGCATCAGAAGATAATTTATATGAACTCTCTTTTTCATCAAAAAGAAAAAAATCTTCGTCATATAACCATCCAAAACAAGAAACACATATTTCTTGTCTCCACTCCTCAATTAAATGCTCTGTTATTTTTCCACTCGCGTTCTCTATATGTTCAGGTGAATTAGTATCACCTAGCTTCCTCCAATAAATATCAATCCCATTATCTCGGGAAAAATTATACACGGTTGCACCCTCGTAACTATCGCCAATGATATCATCTCCATCATTGTCTTCTAAATTTTTAAAATATTGCAACGGTTCAAAGTGTATTTCACCTTTATTAAAAAAATTATCTACATACTTTTCTTCGATAAATTTTATTAGATAAAAACCGTAACCCAAAAAACCTTTAATATTAATCACCCTCCAACATTTGAAATTAAACTTATATAAGCAAGTCTACTTCATAGTTTCTGGAAGGTCTATAATAAAAAGCCACATAACCTTCATAGTTATACGACTCTTGAATAATTATTTATTATCTATTTTTTGTTTTATATCTTTAATCATCTCATTTGATATTTTTAATCTTGATTCATACCACACCGCATCATGTTTTTGAAAAACGAATCTAATAATGATTTTCTTATTGCGATTTAGTCTTTCAAGATTGTATGTATCTTCCTTAATTAAAGCAACTGTTTTAGGTAATAAAGTAGTATAGGATATCTTAACATCTTTAGTTCTCTCAAAACTATTTATAGTTTCAAAATTATCGTCAAATAACACTTCAAAAATGTCGTAGTACTTTTTTGGTCTAATATGATCGCGATGTTTAACTAATAAATACCGCCATCGATCCAAAGAATTAAAAGAAATTAATTTATTAAGTATCCATAACTTTATACGTAAAGATTTTTTTGGTTCTAAATAGAATCCCCAATATTTAAATAGTGCAGGTTGAGCACTGTCATTAAAACCTGATAATGTAATTCCTGCTTTTTGGACAACTTTGTTATTTTCTTTTTCAACAACTCCCGAACTTTGATTGATTAGAAATCTAACTCTTCTATCCTTATTATAAAATCTTATTGTAAACCAGATTGTTATTATAGTTCCGATGGATCCAACCCATTCGGCCCATGAACCTATTTCCAACCCCCAAAACATACTGATCACCCCTTACAAAGGATGATTATACCAAAAAAACATCTGAATGAATCGCCTAAATCATTCAATGATATGGTAAGGATTTGCACCTTACATAACAGCCGTTCCCTTTCGTACGAAAGGGTATAGTCTAACTGACTGTCTACCTTCTCTCTTAGACAAGGGTTGAAGGTTTAATTAGCGTCTACCTATTCCGCCACATCTCACCTGGTAGTTGTCCCCGATGGTTTCCGAGTAGGACTTATGCTGGCCTTTATGCATCTCTCCCAGACTTCTTTTGTGTTTGCTCCGTAGCTACCAGCTACGTCAAACACACCAGTAATAAGACTGTAAGGAGTTGAACCTTACTAAGCACAAGGATTTCCTATTATTTTTTGCCAAAAAGAATCGTTAGCTTAAAACCGTTAGTCTATTTTGAAACTACCCAAATTCCCCCCAATCAAAAGAAATGATTAATTATAGTTCGTTTATTAATTTTATATGTTGTGTCTATTTATCAATTCTTTCGATACTAACAATATAAGTCGAACATTATTAGCATTACATTCCGATTTTATTCGTTTATTGGATATCTTTGAATACTCTTAAGTCTTCAACGTCCGCAAATGCCCACGAAAATTGTAATAAAGCTTCATTGAATCGTTCCCAGTTGTGTGTGTTATTGTAACCAGTTAAGTCTTCAATCACCGTCCAACTTAGTTTCTTGAAGTAGCGTAGTTCCAACACGTGTCGATGCTCTCTATCTAGTCCTGAACATGACTGCAATACCTTAGCTAGTAAGTCCTTAGCTTGAGCATGTGCTGTGAGCTTCTCTTCATTGCTATTGTCTACTCCATGTGCTGAAGGCATACCACTAATTACTGGCGATTTCATATCAACATAAGCTACGTGTGCCATATTCTGAATCGCTGGGAACTCTACTTCAAAAAAGTGTTTCACATTCTTGATAGTCTTTTTCTCGTCAAGTTCTGGTATTAATGGCACGGTTTCCTACCTCTCTTTTTTTGTGAAGATCTTAATATCAAATTCCTTAGCTAACTTACTAATATAACCTTTACTACGATACATCTTTTCACCTATCTCAGCAGATGTTAACCCTTGACCTGCTAAGTTAGCCATCTCGACTACATCAATTTGGCGTTTTCTCTCATACACTTGTTTACGTCTGTCCCACTTCTCACTAGGTCGTTTAATAGTTGAATCTGTCCTATATCCCATCAACTCCGCTTGTTCTGCTAACACTTGACAAAGTTCACAATCGCAATACAAATCACTAGTATGTCCTGCCTCCATAACGGCATCTAACAAACGGTTGAGTTCCTGGGCTTGTTCTTTTGTTGGTTTAATTCTCTTCTTAACTTTTGACATAGCGTTTAATCCACCTCTTCATAAGTTTTCTTAAAGATTTCATCGTCAATAGCCCAATGTTCTCCCTCTACACCTGTGGCAATCCAATCACCAATGTTTAAATCAAGAACACCCTCTTTTGTAGGAATAGAGTATTCGTATATTTCTCCTGTATCTTGACCTTTCCAGAAACCTAAATTGTATTTTTTAATCATTTCATATGAGCCATCAAATTGTCCAGCCTTAATTGTTGCTGTTTTACGATATTCTTTTAACATTATTCATCCTCCAAATCGAGCATATAATGATCTTTCTTTTCGTAAACGTCTATATACTGTTCTCCAGCATTTCCATTTACTGTAAGTTCAAAATATAGAGGGCTATGATGAACACCTAACAAAGCTTTTTTGTTTTGGATAGTTTTACTGAACCAAACCACAAACACTTCATCTGCTTTAAGGTTCCGATTCGTCTGATTATTTACATAATTTGCTACTAATTGCTGTCCTTGTTCTAACCATTCCATTGATTCCATAATTAATCCTCCACGTTGATTTTGATAATTGGTTTAAATTTGATAATGCGTTGAACGACTTCTTCTAATTCGTCTATAGCTTCCTCAACATAATCTGGATTACGTTCAGATTCTTCAAGTTTCATAATAGAAACTTGAATTTGATTAGTTACATCAATCAACTCGTGTTAATTTTCATATTTGTATATCATTACCCGATCCTCCAATTTTTCTGCTGGCTTTCTGCAGGTTTTTCTACACATTTATTTTTGATTTATTTTTTAAAACAGCCACAAATGCTGTTATATCAACGTTTTTTTATTTGATTTATTTACGATTTATCTACACATTTTTCTGCTGATTTTCTAAAACGACACATCTTGGCCATAGAATGTAGCAGCGATATAGTTCTTGGCATATCTAACTTGTTGCCAGATATATGGATCATTTTTGTCGCCACCTCTTGCAAGCCAATCGCTCACTCTGTGGTCGATATCTTTAAGAACATTCAATGGCAACTGCGGAGATAATTCGCTAAGTTCTTGTATAGCCGTCTTACTCATCTTCTACCTCCTCAAACTCAAGCTGCTGTACCCAATTTGGGAATTTCTCTAATTCTTCCTTTGTAAATTCTTGTTCCAAATAATCACGATATGCACAAGCGAATAATTTATCGTCCATTGATTTACTGATATATTGTTGACCATTGCTTCCAATCATTCCTGGCAATTTCACACGATATTTCTTTTCTTTCTCAACCTCGCAGCCATTGTCCCAAGCGCTAATGTACTTCCTAACATTTTCATCGCCATCAGCAGCAAAAAACCAACAGTACACATTGCTTTCCTCATCCGAATCAAACGCGCTTCCTAATGCGCCTCGCAAAGTGGAACCATGTTTCTTATGATATTTAATATCATTGGCAATAAACTCAGGAATAACCACTTTATCTGGTTCGTCTAATTGTCTTGCTAAAGCGACAGCGTCCTGTATTCCGTCTAAATAAGTAAGTCCATCTTCTCGTTCCAAGTCATTATCAGCCATATATTTTTCAAGTGTTTTTACATACTCATCTTTAGTCATCTAGTCGCCCTCCTTAAACCGTTTTAGAACTGGACGAAACTTAGCTTCTAAGTTCTCCAACTCATCAAGATACTGTGTCAATTCCATCACATCGTACTTATCTTCCAACATAAGATGAATGCAAGCGTTCAGAGCACGGCTCATGTTCGAATAGTAGCCTTTTGTAACAAACACAGGTAAATTATCCTTGCCAGTCTTAATCGCTCCAGATTCGTCTCTGACAGCTTTGAGCAATGTGTAGTTAGCATAGTTGTCTACTTTAACTTGATAATCCTCGTTGATAATTGCAATCATTAGATTTCCTCCACTTTAAAATTAATTCCTAGTCCTAACGTACTAAGTTCTGCATGCAAGATTGAAGCTTTGCTGATTGCTCGTTCTTGACTATTAAACGTAGTAGCTTCTTCACGTTCTGCATCTAACTTATGGTTATGTTCCTCTAATTTTTTATAATATTTATCATTTGCTAAATTCTTAATCACCCACACGTTGCTCGTACCTCCGTCTTCGATCTTCTTCAATCAAAATTTTAACTGATTTTTCAAGTCCTTTTAGTTCTTCGGTAGTCCAATGACTGCCAAACAATTCTGTCACTATCTGTTCCATCGTCATTATTCAAACATCTCCGCTTGTCCTTTAGTTTCTTTTGGTTCTGTACCTAATACCATTCTTATCCAACCTCCTAAAATGGTAATAATATTTCTGAAATCACATGGTTAAATTGCCTATTTGTTAAATTGTTCATCGCTCTGTGTACGTCTGGACGCTGATTAACTAAATAGTTAGTGTGATTATTGATCCAAACAATAGTGCTTATCATGTTTTGATTGCGTTCTTCAAAAGCCTCGTTAATAAAATTAGCCACAATGCGTTCTTCACTAGTTAAATTTTTAAAATTCATAGCTCCTCCACATAAATTTCTACTCGTGGTTCTTCTGAATAGAATTTGTCGGACTTAGTACTTACAATCTGGTTGTCATCCTTCCATACGACTCCTGTACAAGCATCCGTGACCGCTTTAAAAAGATTATCTATATCTGGTTTCATCGTTGGTCTATGAAGTCCTGACAACCTTCTTTGACGTTCCACCTTTGAAACACTTTTCTGTACCGATCGATAGAATTTAATCTGTACATAAAGCGGTTCTATAATCACTTTATCTGTATACTGTTTTTCAATTATTTTTCGAACAGTCTTTTTGTACGTGTTATATGGTTCCTTATAATACGGTGAACCAAATCGAGGTACTTGTGGTCTACTTGCCGCTACTGGTTCACCTGGTATTGTTAGTCTAATCAATTCGCTAATTGCCCTTTCTCTGCTCGCCCAAAATTGTTAATTTAATCAATTACTCGTACCCTTTTCTCTTACGGTAAGCCTTATTACATTTAGGGCACGGACTAACTTGTACTCCAATTGGACTTTCAACATATACTCTTCCAGTTCCTTCACATATTTCGCACATTAAAAAATCGCCATCCTTTTATCTTGAGTTTCTTTAAATTTAATAATTCCATCGTTTTTCATAACGCCCTTATACATTCGACTTAACAATTTTGGATTATAAATCTTAGATAATTCATCGCTATTAAGATTTGTGGTTATAATCGTCCGATTTCGCTTGTTTAAGACGCCAAACAATACTTGCTGTACATATTCACTTGCTTCTCTGCTATCACGCTTAAACGAAGCCTCACTGCCCAAATCGTCCAATACAAGCAAGCTAACCTTACCGAGCAAATCCACCATCCTAGATTCGGTGTAATAGCTATCAGGATGATTAAATGAATCCTTAATCAATCGCAACAGTTCATTTACTGAAACAAACAAGCATGAAGCGTTAGGTTCAATATTCTCATTAACGCCCTTTAACATTGAAATTGCTAAGTGCGATTTACCAACTCCAGGGTTACCAGTAATGATGGTATTAGCTTGATAATTACGATCCATATATTTATATGCAATCTGCTTGGCCTTTTTTAAATTAACTTCTGCTTCACTACCAGTTTCAACCTCATAGTTGTTAAAGCTAGCTTCCCATAGGTCTTCATCATCTACGATCGAATCTTTTCTCAAAACATCCCTAAATCCTCGATGATAGTTGCTAAGTACCCCCTTTAGCACTAAATCGTTCAAGTGCTGTTCTCGTTGTTCTCTAACACATAATGCACAAAAAGGTTCGTGTTCATTACCTACTCTTACTAGTTTCTGATTAGGGTGGATTTTACAATATTCATCAGTTAAATTAGCTTGATTTAAAAGATTAAAACTCAAGTCCTCCATACGAATCACCGCCTTTATTTGTTTTGCTTTTCTTAACTTCTTGGTTTAAGTAGCTTTCAAATTTAGTGCCAAACAGAGTTTCTGGTCTCAAATATTTAGCCATATCTGTACCACTCCATTCAGCTACTTTAATATCGATTACTTTCCTGAAATCTTCATCATTAAAGCCATCATTAAATCTTGCTTTAATTAATCGTTGCGTTTTAGATCCACTAGCTCGGTATTTAGTCCCTGCTTTTTCGTTCAGGTAGCTAATAATCTCTTTAAATGTTTCCAAGTCGATATGCGGTTCATCGTTAGATGAACTATATATATTACTATCCTTACCTAACCTAACCTTACCTAACCTAACCTGTGGTGACGGTTCGTCGACGGCACGTGGACTTAGCGTATACGAACCATTTTCATCTTGAGATAATTGCTCTTTTTCATCGCCGTAAATTGTTGTATTGTAGGTATCTTTGCGGATATAATTGTGAATTTTCCAATCCTTAATTACCACCACACCAGATTCAAACGCGAATATAAAATTCTTAGTTAAAAGTAGTTTTAAATCGTCATCACTAGATCCAATCATTCTCTTAACTGTTTTGGCATTCGATACAAAGCCATCGTCATCAGCGTGCATATTTAAATGGAAATACAACGCCTGCGATGATAGTGGCATGTCTAGAAAAGTGTCTGTGTCGGTTATTTTTTTACTGAACATCCTTCGTTGTGCCAATGTATTTATCTCTCCATTTATTTAAAGATTGTTTTTTTAAAGTCCCATCGTTCACTTCTGCTTTCATCCCTTGAATGTACGCAGCTATTTGTCCTGCCCTGTTCATTGATTTAGCTATCGCAACTGGTAATCCGTCTACACAAACAACGTTGTTCCATTGAGCGTTATATTTTTTGACTCTCGTAATCGTTATTTTCATAATTTCCTCGTATTCCTAACCTCTTTAAATCTTTAACGTTAAGTTTGACCCCTTCAACTGGGACGTGATACTTCTCAGAAAACTTAATCGGTCCTATTGATTCAATTTCACCATGATGCGCTCTGCATAGTGCCATTACATGACGCTTTGTATGGTCGACTTTGTTTCTATTTGTCCTGCCAACAACATCAATATGATGGATATCAGCATACTTAGAACAAATCGTACAAACTCGGTGTCTACAGCATTGATAAAGGTAGTAACTTTCTTCTTTCGGCAACAGCTCATAGCCCTTTTTAAACGGCACTCGCCACTCGAACATAAAATCGATAACTAGGTCTAGTAACGTGTTAGCATCGCTAACAGACGATTCTGTGGCGTCTGATAAACTGATAGACTTGCCTGCGGTATAAAACTCGTATTGGGTATAGAACATTGATTTTAAAAATTCACTCGGCACTACGAAGTAAGTTTCAATGTCATGGAGCAATGCAAAGAATAATCTTCGTTGCTGTACTCTTGCTTTCCTTAGATCTGCCACTTCAAAGTCAACATAGAACTCGCCTTGCCCACCGCTTACTGTCTCCAAATGGTCTTGGTTAAGCGGTTTGTCTAAATGAATAACTAGGTCTCTGCCTCGTTGTTCCGCTCTTGCTCTCTGCATTTACATCACCTTAGAAAGGTAATTCATCTTCACTAATATCAATTGATTGGTCACCATTGTTAAATGAATTATTGCTATTTCTCTTTGTTGAATTAGTATTGTTTGCATTGCGGTTATCTGGTAAGTCGAAGTCTGAAACGTCAATTTGAAGCTGTGTTTTACCGTTATATTCATTAATTGATAAACTCCCAGTTACTACTACATGGCTACCCTTTTTGTAGAATTTTTCTACCGTACTAGCTCTCGTTCCCCATACTGAGCATCTAAACCAGTCAGTACCGTATTCCCCGTTATTATCAGGTCGATTCTGTCGTACTGCCACATTAAAGTTAGCCACTTTGTTTCCACTTTGAGTTGAGTTAACTTGTACATCATTGCCAATATTTCCAGATATAGTTATTTGTCGCATAATTACTTACCCGCTTTCTCTGTCTGTTTATTAAGTTGGTTAGTTACCAATTCAATTAATCCGATTGCAGTATCTTCCTGTAATTTTTCAATGGAATCTGACTTAACTTTTTTAAGATAAGCTTTAGAAACTTTTTCAATCGGTGTTTTGGTAACACTTGCCATACTGTTAAATAATTCTTTTAAAGTCTTCTTTTGTTCATCGTTTATCAATTCGGGTGCTTTTTGAGCTTTAACATTTTCTTGAAATGCGTCTGGATCTAAATCGTCTGTGGCTACATTGAAGAATTTTAATAAAAAATATTTCTCGCCATAAGTGAGTGCTTTCCCAACACCTTTTTCTCCAGCTGTGTCAATTCCTTGTGCGTACCACTGACACTCTAATTTTTCATCTGGATTATCTGAATTAACCCACGTCATAGTCATCATTAATTCAGTAAATATTACGGTAGATCCTTTTCGATTTTGACTTGTTTCGGTGTTTTTATTAGTAATTTGCGGTATTAAAATTAATTTTTCTTCATCCATCAAACCATGAATTGCACCTAAGACATCTGAAGATCCAGCGTACGAATACTGTGAAGCTTGTTGGGATTTTTGAATGTATGGTACTTTTTTGTGGATATTTTGAAGCTTTTGATATAACGTTTTTTTACTCATGCTTCCACCGCCTTAACTGTTAACTTGTCTGCCTTACGCTTGGCTCTGTAAGGTAATACCATTCCTGTTTCGGTATCAATCAATTGACCACCTTCACGAACAATGAAACGACCTTCTGCAACGTAACGCTTAATCGCCGAAACATCTGGTTCACGCTTAATCAAGTTCACATCGATATCAGCTAATACTTGAACCACTTCTTTTGGCTTGGCATTGTCAGTCTTAACTACTTGCCACCAACTAGGCTTACTAGGATTACTAGCTGTTCGTACATACTTGAATGATTCTGTTTGGCACTCTCTCCCGTCGAACATTTGAAGTTCTTTCTGACTGATTTTATTAATCTCGTCTTGAACTTCTTCGATAGATAGAACAATTTCTGCTTTCTTATTCTTAAGTCCACGTAACTTCCGATCTAATTTAGTACGTTCCACTTCAAGTTCATCAATATTATTCACTTGCGTTCTCCTTTCCAAATAAGGCTTCAATTTCCTTGCGTTCTCGTTCTTGTTCGTATTCACGTTCATATTGTTCGAACTGTTGTTGATTCATTTGTGTTATACTTCCTTTGATATTATTTGTTTTCTAAGTCCGCTATTGCCGTAGCGGGCTTTTTATTTTGAATTCTTAATTCTGAACACCTTCTTTTGTGTATAATCGATACGGAGAGGAGGTGAAAAATACTTGAATAAATACAAATCGATTGAACAGTTAAATAAAAATTTCATCAATGCTTTTTCAAGTCCAACCACTGTGCAAGCTTTGAAAGCTGCTAGTACAATTTCAAACTCATACTCTAATACTGGAGTATCCGAATCGTTAAAACGGGTTATGGCACTTACATCGAAATCCAATGTCTACCAAAACAACTTTTCAGATATTACATCTGCGCTTACTTCGTATACAGCATTTACAAAACAATATTCCGCTATTACGAACATAGCTTCGTCTGCACAAGCAATAATTAAGAGTACGGAAGCACTGAGAAAATCACCCATATTTTATAATCAAAGTGAAATCAGTAAGATGATTGCCAACGCTACTAGAACTAATATGCAATCAGCTATCGCATGGGATAGACTTTCGAAAATCATTAATGACTCATTTGTTGATTCCGAGAATATGACGCAAATATCTCAAAACCCATCTGTGAAGATGGAAGAAATGGACAAACAAAGCCATCAAGGTACAAGTGATTTGGAAAATAGTGAAGCCGTTTTTGAAGATATAGAATGGAGCCCAACTGAGACATCCGGCGATAACAATGTAAATTCTAAAGACTTTAACCATGAAAATATTGACCCTGAAAAATATTTTTCCGATCTTGCTCAACAGCTTTCTGATAATGGCTACGGCCTCCCTTCTGTGGCACAAATGCTTTTATTCACGGCTATATCCATTAATAATTTTTTGAAGACAATAAAAGATGAAACTGAACTTTATTTTTTTTGGGGTAATGTTATTTGGTGGATATACTGTGGCATCACTCATATTCACTAATTTGGTGAAGATTAATCAATCACAATTATTTTTGAATAAAAAAGTTTAGTAATAAATGTTTTCATGAGTACTCCTCGCTACCACTAATAGCGTCGAGTACTTTTTTAATGGGAACGTTTGGACTAAATACTTCTCCATTTTTCATTGTTATATCTGTTGAGCTTTCACCATCAGCTTCAACGGATTCAATAAAATCTGAATTCAAATACAAATCTTCATCAATTTTTACTAACTTCATTACTTCTCACCTCCCTTAATTGAATAGCCATAAATACCAGCTGCTACAACAGAAATAAGATAGAAAATAAAATGTCCTACGCTAACTACCATTACCAATTCAACTCCTCATAATGTTTTTCAATAAATTCAGCCATTGCTGTTGCTTTAAAATGCCATGGCGAACCGCTACCTTTTGATTCAGTAATTTGTCCATCGTTAATCATTCTTTGAATCTCAACCGAAAATTTAGGGTTGTATAAAATATTTTCCTTGATCCAATACTCTGATTTATTACCGCAGCATTCCCGCAAGTCTTTCATCGTCCAACTTCTACCGATGATTGATTCTTGCAACTTATTAAGTAACACTTGAGCCATGTCAGGTATTGGAATATTAACTTTTAAGTTTTCCATATTCGTTTCCTCCTTTCTAAATTGCTTATTACAATTCCGTTAATCGTAAATAGTTATGCTACTGGCTCGTCCTCCATTTCAATTAGTGGAAGATATCCGTTATCTTTTAATAATGCGTACAAGCCTAAACGCCCTTTTTGTGTCCATTTAGTATTAAGTACTGCTTTTTCTGTACCATCTTTGCGAGGAACCATCTTTGTTTCTGAGTGTGTCCAACCTGTTCTTTGATATTTTGCATATAGTAGCCATGTGCCACCTTGTCGGTACTGAACACCTAATTCATGAAGCAATTTATTCATGCCAGCTCCACTCATTCCATAATCCTTAGCAATTAGACTGATAGTCATTAATGCATCATTAGATAAAACTTTGTCGTAATATGAAACTTTAGGCTGAAATTCTTTAACTTGTTGTTCAGCAATTAATCTACCTTCACGTTCTTCTTTTAGTTGTGTTGCTAAATTAATAATCGTGTCAGGATCTAATAAAGCTTCTTCGATTTTTTCATCCGTCATATATGCACCATGCTTTCGGATTGATGGCAGAACTTCGTTTGTTACCCAGCGTTTAAACTTCTTAGCATTTGGCAACTTACTTGAAAGTACTAAGCTGTACATCCCTGATTCGTTAATAACTACTTGATTAGGGTTTCCTTTATTACCGTCACGAATTGTTACGGTATTCTTATCCTCTTCATCCACGTGATCAATTAGTGCTTTCCGTGAATTTGAATATCCAAGAACATCAGCAATGTCTTTGACAACAAAATATGGTTCGTCATTAATTAGTACAGTTCGTACTTCGTTTCCTTCGAAGTTGAAATTTTGTAATTCATTCATATATGGTCACTCCTTTTTAAATTTATTAGCACGTCTCCTCACGTTCCGATAAAGGAACTTCAATTTCAAAAAAACAATCTGTTGGTACTTTTAATTTGTTATGAAGAGTCCGAGCTTCTGATAGCTTAAAATCGGATCCAGTTCCATTGATCTTCTTATTAACCACATTAGCCGTTGTTCCAATAATTTCGCCTACTCTTTTTTGAGAAATGCTATTTGAAACAAGCCATCCTTTTAGCTGTCTATATATAATTCTCTTTTTCACTATTCAATCCTCTCTAGAGATCTAATACTCTGTAAATTTTTTCTCGAACGCGTTTGGATTTCGGTGATTGATCACCTCGTATTGCCCTGCTTACCACTGAAGGCCACTTTTCGCCAATAGCGGCAGTCAATTGTTCTTGTGTCATCCCTTTACGCTTACGAGCAATTTCAATTTTTAGTTGGAGCTCTAAAGCTTGATTTTCTAATGTTGCTTCTTCTGTCAAAGTTTCCACTTCCTTTCTGTTTTTTATTCACCAAGTTATTGACAATTTTTAACCTATAAGCTAAACTTAGTCCATACTAAATAAGCAATATAAAGCCTACTACTACCACAATTCCTCGCTAAAGTTATTGTTTAGATAGGTCTGTTTTTTATTGCTCAATTACTTGATGAATTAAATATAAACTAATTGGTTAAATAAATCAATCTTTTGTAACCAATAAATTAAATTTAATTCTCTAGAATACGGAGAATCGTTGATATGACAATATTTGAACGTATAGAAAAGATTTCAAAAAAACGTGGAATGAGCTTGCGTGAAGTTAACACAAAAGCCAAACTAGGTACAAATGCAATTTACAGATGGAAAAATCAAAATCCGTCCATAGATAAAGTTGAATCCGTTGCTAACGTTTTAGGCGTTACTGTGGATTACCTATTAGGTAAGAATGAGACACCTGATTGGGCAAATGAAAATGATACAAAAGATTTGGAAGCTTTCTTGGAAAGAAATCTTGAGGGTGGAATGACTTATGGTGGCGAAGATTTAACCGAGGAAGAAAAGCAGCAAGTAAAACTTGCAATGACAACAATATTCTGGAAACGCCACAAGCACGATTAAGAGGTGTTACCTATGAATACCGATAAAATCAAAGAAGCCGTGGAAACTGTGGTTGAAAGATACAAAACTGCTGATCCGTTTGTCATTGCTGACAAGTTAAATATAGATGTTGAATGGACTCCCTTATTTGGAAAAAGACCATTTGCTAAAACAACTTATGATGATGACGAACCTGTCGTTATGATGAATGAACGAATTAAGTACCTACCCTCTCGTTACTACACTATGGCTCACGAAGTTGGGCACGTAATTTTACATGAGGGATTATCTGGATACTACACTGGTATTAGATTTGGACACTCTAAGCTAGAGCACGAATCAGACGTCTTTGCTGCTGCTTTACTTGGCGTTCTTTATATAGAAGAAAATGATCGATATCCAGAAACATTAAACGAATTGGTTTCTTCATATGGAATACCAGAAGAATAGCCTTACGTCCAAATACTGATTGACGTTAAAAGCCGTACATATTTGGAGGAATTGTTTTGAAAAAAGAATTAATCTTTGCATTTTCTGGACTAACTTTACTACTCGTTGGGTGTTCATCTTCAACTAACACAGGTTTTAAAACGTCTACAAAAAGTTCATCAAACAAATACCCTGCAACAGAAGAAGTGATGGTCAAAAAAAATGACGCCAATGCCGATTTAAAAGATACATTGAAAATTAACGGGCACAAAAAAAACACCACAGATTTTAGTCCAGATGACTCTTATGAGCATGACTTTTCTTACATTTTCACCAAAAAAGATAAGCCACAGAATGTTTCAATTACACTAACCGATGAGGAAGACGATTCAAATAAAACTACTAAAAAAGTCACTATTCCACCAATGACGAAAAAAGAAATTAAAATGAAAAAACAATATGATGAACAAGTTGATAGTAATCGGGAACAATTCGAAAAACAAGTTGATTATTATCTTGAAGAAAGTGGACTCAAATCAAATATGTCAGCTCATTATGATTGGAAAAATAATATCGTTGTTTTCAAAATGAATATAGTAGGTAATAGAGAAGATAAGGCTAATAAAGAAAATGGAAAAGATATCCGTAAAAAACTTGATGAACAAGTTGAAGGGTTCGCAGAAGCTTACGAATTAAAAGAAACGCCAACTGTTGAATTACAAGATGCAACAGGTCAAACCTATTAAATCAGTATTACTTTGGAAGTCAAACAATCCGAACAGCCCACTCCGGTGACTAGATACAGTCCGACTCTGTATGTGGGAATTTAAATAAAACTAAAACAAGAAAGGACTATATTATGTCTTTTAATAAAGTTGAAACAACCAATTTATTAAAAATTCCAGATAATACTCAGTATTGGTTTGTAAGATCGGGTAGTAACGCTGAATATTTTGAGGATTTTGCTTACAATAACTACATCGCAATTGGTGATAGCAATATCACACTTGAAAAATTAAAAACAATTGAGCCAAAATATCGCGCTACTCCCGACATCTTGCAAGAAAAGTACAAAAATATTTTCCAAGAATCATTTATTTCCGATTACAATGAAAAAAATAAAAAAGAAGAGATCGAACCTGATGAAAGAAAAAAAGATATTATTAATTTAACGAGATCCGCAAGCATTTCAGCTGTTAAAGCATATGACTTTATCGAACAAATGAAAATCGGTGATATTATTCTAGTCCCTAATAACGGCAGTTCTCTCTTTCGAATTGGAGTTATTACTACTGATAGCTTTTCTCATAAAGTCAATCATATATTTATTCCAACAACCGACGATGCAACTGTTTCATCATATAGTTATGCTGACTATGATAAAAAAAGAAGAATTGCTTGGATTAAGGAAATAACAGTTAAAGATCTACCAGAAAAACTGCTTTGGATAAAATATGGTCACAAAGCAATTTTTAATATTACTGAAAATGCCGAATCTATTAATCCATTAATATCATCAAACTATTTTTATAAAGATCATTTTTATACTCGAATCGGTGTTGGAACGCCTAAACCAATTTCATCAACAGAATGGTTTAATTTGCAAAAGGTTATTGTGGATGCCGCACCTGATATTGCTGATCAGGTTTTTCAAAAGCATAAAGTTGAAAGTGTAGGCCAGATTGTCATACAAACAGTTTCAGAACATTGGGATGATATTCTTTGGATTTGTGCATTTTTATTTGGTAGTGCAGACGCTAATATCAAAGGGCGCGAATTTCATATAAATGGTTTATTAACAAACTTTTATCCAAGCGTCAGAGAACAAAAACGACATCAAAAAGTTATGAATGAACATGAAGAACGTTCGGCAGACCTTTCTGAAAAGAAATTAGAACAAGAAGTGCGACTTAAAGAATTAGAAGTGCAAAAAAAAGAAAACGAATTACAAATACCAGAATACTTAACGACTCGATCAACAAAAAAAGCCGACCTTAAAGATATTAAGTCCGACTACATTATGGATGATACTCAAAAAGCAATATTAGATAATCTCAAGTTATCCGGCGATTCCGTTGGAAACGTAATTCCAAGTGAAATGCAAGAAGATAGTTTGAATATTGAGACGGTGAAACCCGAAGTAAGATAAAAATAACAAAAAATATACCTAAATATAAGGCACTTTTAGGAATAATTACATAAAAAGATAAAAGGTACTTAATTAAGCAACCAAAAAAAATAGTTGTTACTGCGTATCCGTTAACTATCTGAATTATTTTTATCATTGTAATCATCCCTGCCTTTATTCAATATTCTACTATCATTAATTATTAAAAACTACATAAAATTAAATATTACTTTAATATGCGATTTATATAAAAATTTGTATTTACGATAAATCACAAAATAATTTCCAGGTAAATAAAAAAGCCACATCCCCCACTTGCCAAAGTAATGGGTGTGACTTAACAAAACAAAACTACTCTTGAGTAGCTCTTTTAATGTACCCAATTTTACCATTAAAGGACTGCGTATCAAGAGAACGGAGGTTCGATAGGAATATGGCAAGTATCAAAAAACGTGGTAACAAGTGGCAAGTTAGAGTTAGTTTTCGTGATGAAAACGGAGAATTTAGAACCAAAAGTAAATCTGGATTTTTGACAAAAAAAGAAGCCACTATCTTCGCTCATGAATTAGAAATGAACAAAGAGAATGGCTTTGATATTAAACAGTCTGATATGCCGTTTGCTGATTATTTTTTTGAATGGTTTAAAACTTATAAGAAAGATTCACTAAGCAAGATTACAAGTGATCGTTATATGATTACACATAGAGAAATTAAGAAATATTTCAAAGATAAACCATTAACCGATATCAAGCGAACTGATTATCAGCAATTTTTAAACAAGTATGCTAAAACTCATGCACCTTCTACAGTTAAAAAGATTAACAACATCATTGGAAATGCCGTACGTAACGCAGTATATGACGATATTATTCGTAAAGATATAACTCATGGCGTAACGGTTAATGGGAATAAAGAGCGTATTGTTAAAGTTGACTATATGAACGTTGATGAAATAACCAAACTTACTAATTATCTTATAGAACATCTGGACTATCGTTTTACAGCCAATTACATGGTTTTAACTGCAATATTTACAGGAGCTCGTATTGGTGAAATTATGGGGCTTACTTGGAAAGATGTTAATTTTGATTTTAAAACTATAAATATCAACAAAACTTTAAATTCAGCAACGGGTAAAGGTTTTAAACCAACCAAAAATGAAAGTTCTAATAGGATCATCCCTATCAGTGATACACTAGTTAACGTATTAAAAGATTTGAAAAATAAACAAAACGGCTCGCCATGTGAACTAGTTTACATCAGCCATCGTTCACACAATGTGCCAAGCTCTACGGGGGCAAACAAAGCTCTTAGAAGCGCTATGGATTCTCTAGGTATAAATAGACGTAACTTCCATTTCCATAGCCTTAGACACTCTCATGTGGCTTATTTACTATCAATCGGCGTTGATATCTATGCAATTGCTAAACGTTTGGGTCACTCAGACGTTAGTACCACTATTAAAACCTACTCCTACCTAATTGACGAGTACAAAGAGAAGAACGATTCCATAATTACCAACGGTTTAGATCAGCTAGTACAAAAAAAGCAAAACGATCTAATTAAGCACAAAGCTAACTAAATCATTTTGCACATATTTTGCACACACGCCCCGTAAACCCCTATGTTAAAGCATTCTAATATGCCACAGACAAGATTCGAACTTGCACATAGTTGCCTATACAGCGACCTGAACGCTGCGCGTCTGCCAATTCCGCCACTGTGGCTTAACAAACACATTTTACACCTCCCCTTATTAAAAGTGAACAAATATTTTTTCTTTGTCGCAAAATGAGCATATTTTTACTCTTTATCATTATTATTAGCACTGGAAATGACCACAAATAAGATATAATATCAATAAATAAGATATAATAGACACAAGGAGTTGAGATGACGTGGTAAACACATTCCAAGCTAATCGGATCGTTAAATGTTATAAATCCAACGACCTCTCGAAACCTTTCGTTGGAAAAATTAGCGATGTGATTGATAATGATGCAATTGTAGACATTCTAGACTATGATCCTAGCGACCGTTATGCCGCTTATAAAGTTAACTATACCGTGCGGGTTAAAATTTGTGATATCGTTCCCCTCGAAGTTAAACGCCACACCCAATAAGCGATTATTGTGGCTAATAAGTCCTTTAATATGTTACAGAAAAATCAATTAAGTATCGAAAAAAGAAACAGGATTGTAAATCCTGTTTCTTAGTCGTTTCTATTTATCAATTAAGATTACTGTACCATAACCATGGACTACCAAAAACTTGGGTGCTCCATTGACTTCTACTACTTCTGTATTATACTTTAAGCCGATAATTCCGTCGCCTTCAAGCAAATCAGCTTTCTTTTTCAACTTTTGTTTTGCTTCATCAAATAGTTGATCAAACATATTGTACTTATCGATGTCTTCGGAAGCTAACATCAAGCTACTGGTTGCTTCAACCACGTCCTTAATTGTATAACCGGCATTGATACCTTCGGTTGTGATAAACATTTATTTTTCCCCCTGCTGCTTTTCTTCCTCTTTTTGTTGCTTAGCAAATTCTTGCATTCGTGTCCGAATTTCAATCACCGCAGTTACAATCATTGAAAATAAAAATCCAATGACCCACATAATTACCAATGGTGCCCCGCTCATGTGCGTAAATTCCGTCACGAGTACCAAAATTACCGCCACAATCAAGGGAATCCCAATTTTCAATGTCTTCAT